AAATCACATCACGATTCGGGTTCAGGAAGATGTAGCTGATATTGCTAACGATGCAACAAATCTTATTATAGATGTGTTCGTCATTGGTACGGCAACAGGTGAAGGTGACAGATCGAAAACGGGGGCTAACAGTCGTCCGACGGAAATCACTAACTTCATGCAAATCTTCAGAACGGCATTTAGCCTGTCAAGTTCAGCACTCAAAGGTGGATTACGATATGACTCCGAAGGAGAACATCGTGAGAAAGCCAAAAAGAATGCTTTGCGTCACTCAAAATTACTTGAGTTTGCAAACTTCTGGAGTGTCCAATCAGAGGATCTCGTTATCAATGATGATGGCGAACAAGTTCCTGAGAAGAAGATGGGTGGTATTGAATGGTCACTGAGACTCCTTTGATATCCACAGTTGCTCCAGTATTAGTTAGAGCATTACGAACCCAGATAACATCTCGAATCCTGAATTGTGTTGCGTCAACAACATAGACTCTTAATACATCTGTATTCACTATTGAAAACGGATCTGCCTGTGCCACATCTGAATCATCTGTAAACGGACCTGCGCCTGTTCCAATTGATGTTTCCGATTTATGTGGGTCCAATCTGTCTTCCCACCAGCCAAACTTGGTTTTGTCCTCTCCCTCACTTGCCATCAATGATAACAAACCAGTTAGAGTAGCAGCGCCTTGTGGATACTGGTGGAAGACCATTCTTCGGGCATTTTCTGACCAGAATTCCTCTGATTCGTCCGAAGTTGTTATTCCTAGTATTTGTGCCATTTCTTTTTATTGTTTAGTTAATCCAACACTTCAAGCTAGAGCTTGCTTCCATGCTGGGATGTTGTCATTAGGTGATCCGGTCGATGATTCCGACCCTCCGCCTGCACCTGCTCCAGCCATAGCAACCATTTCCGGTTGTTTCGCGACTGGTTTAGAATTATCTTTACTCGGATCAAAAGATGAATCCATCGTTTGTGCGAGTAATGTTGCTCTCCTTACGACCTCAAAGGCCGCTTCTTCAGCTGCTTGAGCTTCGGGACCAGAAGTCTGGTATCCCTCGCCACGCATCTGAGTCATAACATTTTGAATCAATACACCCTTATCTTTAAAACCTGGATAGGCTTGTTCGATAAGTCCGGTGAATTCCTTCTCAGTGTTACTCTTAGCATTTTGCAGGGCTGGATTAAATTCGTTCCTTATATCATCATTCGCAAACCTCATGGTGTGACCAGAAGTCTTAATAGCATTTTGGGCAGTCCGATTAACAATCTCTTGTAATGCGGCCATCCGACCTTCAGGTGTAGCATTTTCACCCCACATAGCTTCCACAAGTTCTGGAGAAACATTAAAAACACCTAAAGCTTCATCAATCGCTTCAGGGGTCATTGCAGGTTGTTGGAGAGCTTGTCCCTGTCGACCTTGGTTCAAAGCTTTGTCAACAATGTTCAATGCCAGAGTAGGATCAACACCTTGTGGTTCAATAGGAGCAGGTTCACCCTCCTCAGATTTCTTTGTCGGGTCTCCAGGAGTTGTGGGTTCAGCAGGTTTAGTCGGCTCTTTAGGTGCAGGTGTAGAATCAGGTTCCCCTGAAGGTTCTTCCGTAGAGGCAGGTGGATCGTTTTCTAATCCCGATGCTCCCGTAGGAATACCAAATAAGGCAGAGGCATTACTACCCCCCTCTCCATCTCCATCTTCTTCTCTTAATATAGTGTGTAGTTTAATCATTATCTTCTTCGTTTTGTTTCATCTGCGTTAAAACTTCCTCATGTCGGTTTTCAAACCAATTACAAGTAAGTTTTAAAGTTCTTAATTCTCCCACCATTTGTTCGCGTTCAATCAAATCTGACATACATGTTGGCAAATTATCTAACAAAGTTGCTTCTGCTTTTTCTTTTAAAGGATCGAACTCTAATTTAAAAAATTCAAACGCTTTAGATTCTTTGAACTGGTGCAGGGCTTTGGATATTTCTTTCAGTTCCGTTTGGGTTAGGTTGGAGTAAGTCATTATTAGGTTGATCTGTCACCCCGGCATTTTCATTAGAGAATCTATCAAGTTTTCCAACTCCTCTCAGTTCCATAATTTCATCTAGCAGGGCTTTCGGGTTAATGTTCCATGCTTGAGCAATTTCAGGACTTGCCATCATTGCTTGAAGCAACTCCTGTAGACTCTGTGCTATGAAACCTTTCTCGCTTTCTAGTGTTATATCAAACACAAAGAAATCCTCAGTTCCAACTAATTCACCAGAATCAGCCGGATGGAACTTTGCCCAATCTTCATCTATAGTTGGGCCAGTTCCTAAAATCTTCTTAAACGTCTCAAATGACATTCCCTGTCTTTGATTACTCAGCATCTTTCTTCCCATCGGATTGATATGATCCCAAAAGATCATGCTTGCTTGTAACTTCATTCTTCCAGCCGCACCTGCATTAACAGCCCGCGCTTCCGTAGCAGACCTTCTCCCACCAGTAAATTGTCCCATTGCATTTTCATTGATTCCCGTAACCTGCTGTGCCAACCCAGTCATAAACGTAGCATCCTGGAAATGTCCCTGAGTCGAATCTACATAATCTAATTGAGCAAAGTGACTCTGAATCCCTCCCAACTTTGGCGCACTCTTTTTCAGAAAAATAACAGGACTTTCACTATTTTGAAAACTATCAATATCAAAACTGTTACCATCAGCAACCAGCTTACCATCAATTCCTCGTCTAACACTTAAAATCCTAGAATTTATTAACCAACTTATTACATTCTGAATATCAAATATAACATCCGCCAACCCTTCGTTAATCTGTTGTTGCATATCAGGACTCATCTGACTCATATCATAGGTAAACTCTTGGTGAGCATAACCCATTCTATCAATCCTTACAATCCTATCATCATTTACAGTCCAAACTAGAAACATCACATCAAATTTCTCTGGCCCAAGACCATGTTCAGAAGGAACTAATCGAATCTGTGTTTCTGTTAATACAACTAAATTTTTACTTTTCCCGTGCTTTCTTAAATCTTCCGCAATCCCCGGCAACCTCGACCCTCTACGTCCTTCCAAACCAACCTTAGACATAGGCTCTATATGATCTATTCCTGCAACATTACCTTTCCGTTCTTCCTGTTTAAGCCTGTCCAAACTCCACTCATGTTCGTCCGCGCAAAACTGCCCTTCCGCCCAATCAGTCAAAGGTTTTCTAATATCCGGGAACCACCGATAAGGACTAACACTCCTTACCTTATTTCCCTCGTATTTAATCCGTTCAATTGTAGCATCTTTTTCACTATAATTTAAATCAATCGTACCCGGATCACTACTAACCGAGGGAGTAAAAACTGTTTCCTTCTCCCAATGTGTTTTAGTAATCGCTATTCCAAACCTTGAGATATCCAACAACAATTGATACAAAACAGTCGGCCACCTTTGTCTCCTTAAATCTCTTTCCAATGTCAATTCACTAGAATTCCTCAAAGGATGATCTTCATCACCTGTAGGATTCAGCGATAAAAAATACCGTCCCTGAGTAAACAATAAATAAACAAATGCAATAAAAGTCTGAATCTGTGCATAAGACAAAGGAACCACCATCTTCTCTGGCTCTTTGTGTCTATTCGCTTTCTTATCCTCCTCGTCCGGTGGTCTTATACCTCTATAAATATCATTGTTACGATCCCATTGCTCATACTTCTTACTCATCACCTGACGTGATTCTTTCACAAGCTTGATAACAAGATCAAATAACTTCTTTACGTTAGCAGGATGTTCTCTCTGCTTTAAAGCTCTGACTATTTTTTCGTCCATCTGAAGCGTATAACAGTTTTACAATTTAACTCGGATAACGGCTGGCATGCGTCGAATAAGATTTCTTATTTTTTGCAGAACTAAATCCCCGCATCATATCTTTCCGACTGGGGGTGCGCATTGAAACATTTCGAAAGTCTGTTGGTGGTGGAAGTTTGGGATCATCACCATATTCGATGAAGGTAAGACCGTCAAGGACAAGACGGTATAGGTTCTCCATCATATGGTCATTCTTGTCAACAGGTTTGTCCTTTCCTTCTGCCCAGACATAGTGATCGAATTCATGCTTGGTTTCTCGGAGGTTGTCGTGAAAGTAGAGAAAGTCGTCCTTTTTAAGAGCTTCTTGAGTCTTGAGGATTCCGTAGGCTAATTCCTTCGTGGCTTTCTGAATAGGAACATTGCACCGATAGAATTCATCGGCCATTGTGTATCCGTTTATAGGATTATCAATCCAAGCGTAAGGATCACATATGATTGTGTGTGGAGTCCGTCCGTCGAGGACAGTTGTAATTTGCTCACACAAATCAGCAATATGAACTTGAGAGAATATTTCATGGTAGAAAAATGTTTGTTCGTGAGGGGAGGTGGCAGCAAACAGGACTGCGTGTGGAGTTTTTGGATGAGGATCAATTGCTACTCGAAAAGTGTATGTGCGAGGAGGTTCCAACCAAGAATCCCAACCTTTGGGAGGTTTGTTTTCTGGAGTGTCTTGGCCAAAGATATGCCGCATTGGGTCATAGGCTTTATAGACCATACCAGAAAGAGCAGTTGGAATACCTTCAATACGACAGGCTCTCTCCTCTGGAGTTAAATCTTTCTCAAATTCTCGAATGTTTACTTCTTTAAGATATGGGTTATCTCGCATGGAACCAGTCATAGTCCATCGGGTATCATTAACGAGAGGTTTTTCAAATTGGGAACGGATTAGATGGGGAGGGATGAAGTGGTCGTTAATCCACATCTCACACAAGGGTGTGCATGTGAACCAATACTTTCCACCACGGTCAATAAGACCACGAGAAATCGCTTGCCAAAAGTCTTCTGGAATTGGTTCGTCTACATGTATGAAATCCCAGTCTGAAGACTCAGCACCTAGTGGGTTGACCTTGAAACTTTTTACCGTATCGAAATGTATGACGGATTCGCCACCCCATTTTGATTTCACGGTAATTTGGTCTACATGCCCAGAATGGTTTCTGTGTGGCCGACCAACAATAGCTGCTTTTGGTAAAAATTGAAAGAACTTCCCACGTCTGTCGCCTTGTTGGAGGGAGGTGAAAATTTCTGTAGCCTTGTCCCAGTCCTGACAAACAACAAGTCCTTTAACTGGATGTTCGGGAATACCATCATATCTTTCGGAACTGTCTTTAGGATACCAAATTCGCTCTCCCAAAAGCCATGCACAATCCTCAGCAACTCCCATTTGAGACTTCCCAAATCGGTTTCCTGTTCTAGCATATCGACCTCGAAACCTTCCTGCTCTGTGAAAAGCATCTTGTTTTGGATGTGGTTCGTAGAAAATGAGACCATTATCCTCCCGCATCTTCTTACGCCTTTTAAGGGCATCGAGATGCGCGCGAGATTTCTGGAGTTCTTCTACGTCAACTTGCATTAGTTACTGAGTCTTTGTTTGATTTTCCTAACATCAGGAATCGTATTTGTATCATTATATAATTTAAATTCTTCCCATGAGTATTCTTCCATATCAACTGACCAGTTTTGTTTGACGGACTTGTCAAGAGTTCGTTGTATTTTGTCGATACCATCCATAGTATCCTCTCGAAGTTCTTCAACATCCTCTTTTGTATGTTTATTTGTATCTCTGATGTCATGTATAAAATTAGCTACCACCCATATACCTACGCCACAAGCTAAAAGCAAACTCAATTGTATGGGGATTACGGAGTTCTTTCCAAACGCCCTGATTCTTTCCTCTGTATTATTTCTATCACTCATTTAAAGTATGTTTGTAAATCATCTAGTTCAGCTTGTGTTAAACCTAGTTTTATTCTTATTGCATCTACATTATTATCTAGAGTTGTTTTTGCATTTGATTTTGCAGTAGCATTTGTTTCATTTTCAAACTCTGCATCAGCCCAAGTATCTATTTGAGCTAACCTTTCTGTCGCAGACATTTGAACACGATTTTTTCCTTTTCTGTGAAAAAGAGGATCATCAGTACTAGCGGTAATTGTAGTTTTCCATTCAGCTAAAGTTGCCATGACTAAGAACTTTTAACACCATAAAGAAAAAAATCTCCACTTGAGATATTCCCACTTGCAAATTCAAATTTAACTCCAGTAGCAACTGCTGTAGTTTTACACTGTCCACCACTACTTACCATCATTGCAACATTATTTGCTTGTTGTAAAACACCTCGATAAATCATCACTTTGTGTTCTGTCGATAAAGGGTTGAAAATTTCAAAAACAAAAGTGCCTCTTTCATTTGCGGCATTTCCCCAACGGTTTCCCTGATCTCCTGCAAGTTGCATCCCATTGGAGGCATTGTTATTTGTGTTCTCTCCGCTGCTGTTATTATCAATTCCAACGAATTGAGAACCAAAATCATAAACATCGTTAATATCTGCGGGAACAGAAGTTCTTAAAACAGCTCTAAAGTTTAGTGTATCATTAACAGGTTTAATATCATTTAGAATAACCTTATAGTGATCGAAATCACTTGTAAATTTATTATCGAATAACACATTCGCATCATTACTAGCAACAGAACTATCTATCAGAGATAAAGATCCACCACCAGCGGCATTACCTATCTTGAATACAGTAGAACCATCAGAAGAAAAATAAATGTCTTCATTAGTCGTATCGACGCCACCTTCTCCGGCAGACAAATCGCCGCCAGAGAAAGCACCCGCCTTACGTTTTAGTTTTACTGTAACTCCAGCGGCCATCTATTAGATAGTTCCACCGTCAATTACCATTGCTGAGTTATCCAATAATGAATCGAATAACACCAATCTTGTCCAATCTGAGGATGACGCCGTATCTGTAGAGATATAAGGCTCATCTGCCGTTACATCAATATTAATTTCACCAACTCTCGAAGGCGTGGTCGCCGGAGCGCCAGCTTGTGAAGAGATTAGTGAATATTGAGTGTGGTCATCATCTGCAAGTCCAGTCAATGCACCGTGATCAGTTACACCGGCTGCTGTTGTCCATGCGGCTCCATTGAACTTGACAAGTAAATCAGTATCAAGATCGCAAGTTACATAACCTGCACCTTCTACCGATGCATCATATACAACGATGAAGACTGAGCCGTCAAACTCAACAATATCATCATCGCCAACACCTGCTGGTGCGCCGAAGTTTGCATTGAGGTTGCCAACATCTTCAAGGATATATCTGTCTCCTGTGGTTGGTGCGCCACCCGGATCGAGTGTTGCATCTACTTGTGTGTCAATAACTGGCGCTAACCAGTGTTTTGCGGCATACTCATGAGTAGTTGAACCATCATCGGAAGCATAAATTTGCCCCGAGTTTGTGCTCATACCTAACTCACCTGCTGCCAGTTCTCCATCTACGAAAGGCGATGCCTTTCTTTTAATTTGAATAGTTACTCCTGCTGCCATTTTCTTTCTTAGTTTAGTTTATGTTCGGTTAAATTGAACCTCCATCCATTATGTTTGTCCAAAAAGCATTAAGACCACTGTTGGTCGATAGAAAAAATCCTTCCGCTATCGTGGGAGGTAAATCTCCACCAACAGTCTCAAAAATTATCGCATCAAATTCAATAGAAATCTCTAAAGGAGCTGGGAACTCCACAGTAATTTGAGTTCCATCAGGAAATTCTATATTTTGTGGCGGAGACGATATAAATTCAACAATCATGTTTTTGCTGTGTACTTACCATGACTTTCCAAGATATTCAAAATTCCCTGTAATCTAAAATCTGTAACATCAGAACCAATAATTTTCGAATCAAGTCTATATGGAATCTCATCCAACTCTCCTATCGCATCAACAAATCGGATATTATTAACAAGCCCGATTGAAACTGTTTCTGGATTGAGAAGAACTAACACAACTTGTCCCGTAATATCAATATCTCCACTATTTGATGAACTAATTTGAAATGTAACCTTGTCATTTTTCTCAATCTGAAAAACTGATTCCTTTCCTGCTAAATCATATGATGTAGGCCACGTAATCGGACCTATATTCAACACTGTATTCGGAGCATACCGAATTGGTGCTAAATTTGCCGCTCTTTGTGCGCTCATTGTATTTAAACTGTAGCAGCTTTATGATCTGAAACAGTAGTATCTAGTGTTGTAATTTCAGGCCCAGTCAAGGTTTCTACTACATCAACATCACAATTTGTTCCTTCGCAAATTACTTTAAATGACTTTCCGGGCAAAGCTGTTGCAATTCTATCTGCTAACCTTACCGAAATTCCTGCGTCTTGATCATCAGGATTGTTTATATCCCAACCAACCGTTTTCTTTACTCGTGTATATGTTTGTATGCTCATACCGGTGTGTATATCATTTCAACTTCTTTATATCCAACATTACCTCCAATAGAATTATGGTCAATAAATAATGCACATCTATCGTTTGGAGATAAACTAGAAAAGACACCAGAAATATCAAGACCTGTTAAAGCACCAGCTGTAGCGAAATTATATGTAGAAATTATATCTGATTCTGAATGAAATGCAAAATCTTCTCCTTCTCCCATGTATTCAGATGTAAAATCAATATCTGCTGTTCCATTTGTAAATCCGTTAGGGATTCCAAATAGTTTTAATGAAACTAAAACTCCAAAGTTATATGGAACAAAGAAACTAATATTACCATTTCCGTTAGATAAGATGTTAAGAACAGGATGTTCACCAATAGTGCTATCATAATTTCCGAATCCCAAATGTTCGGTCATTGTTCCTCCAGCGGCAACAACTCCCAAAGCTATCTTTGCCTCGTCATTTCTAACACTTTTTATTTTCCTATCAAGAGGTTCATCAATATCCCAAATACCCCATAGATCATCGTCTGCGATATTCGCACCTGTGATTGGTGTAAATCCTGTTGGGTTGTCGCTCATAATTAACTAATTAAAAATTTCTCCGTGTTTAAAGCGTTAATAAAGAAAAATTCTGTATTAGCTGCGTTTATAAGAAAAACATCTTCAACAGGAGCGGGCGGGCCACCATCTCCACCAAATCTATTGTGAAATACTATTCCGTAACTTAATCCAATCATAATCAATTTGCCCTATATATTAGAATAGTTCCACTTGTCAAAGTAATCGCAGTAAACCTCAACAAATACAACCTTCCTGCTGTTAATGTTTCACCCACAATATTTGAACCTTCAGATGTTCCATCTGGCCCTTTATATCCTGGACTGTATACAATAGACGCTATCACGGCATCAGCTTCTACCTGAAAACCATAAGAGTCTATATCCGATAGAGCAGTTGTATCCTTTAGATATATTGCTCCTACTTCATTGAAGTGTCTATTCATTTTCTTTTATCCCAATTTGCTGGTGTTCCTCGCACATCTATATGCACGAATGTGTTGTATATTCCAATTCCGCCTTGAAAGACTCCTTCATTCCTTAACATTTTTG